TTGTACAGCACGGGGATGAACAGCGCGGAGGCTTTCGTCCACAGGACAGCGGGGTCATGCTCAGCCCACTGAGTAATGTAGACATACGGGCTGTTGGTGCTGGCGGCAACCGTGTTGTTCAGTTCGATGCCAGCATCAGTCTCCGGGGGATCGCCCCACAGACCATCGCCCAGACGCAGACCACCATCGGGAGCCGCGAAGAAGGTGATGCCATTAGCAGGGAAACGGCGGGTCGCGGTCACATGAGGACGCCCGTTGGTCTCCGCACCCGGCACACCATACGTGGTGTCGTTTGTGATCACGTTATTGATGCCGAACTCCTGAGACAGATACGCCTCCAGATCAGTCTTGGAAACAAGCTGACCCACCATCGCGGAGCCGTTGATCGCCCTCTGGATGTAGGGGTTCTTGCGCATCAGGTTCAGCACAGCACGAGAGGTCATCAGACCGTTCAGCGTGTTGCCGCCGTTAAGCGCGGTGTCCACCAGTTCCTCAAGAGCCACATCAAGGGGCTTGGTCGCGCCAGCACCCATGTCAATGGTGAGGCCCTTCTGAGCGGCAGGAACACCGTAATCAATGGTCAGATCAAGGTTGTTCTCCTTGATGGTCACCTGACCCGTAGCCATCAGTTCATTCTTAGCAACCTTGGTGCGAGTGATGACCTGTTCGCCCAGACGGATGCCGTCATTGACCACGTAGTCATACATCTCATCGTTCTGCACACCAGAACGCAGGAGCGCACGCATCCGCTCGGACTGGTTAATTTTGACCTTGATCAAGCCCTTCTCAATGTTGTGGGTGTCCACAGGCACACGGAAGGTCTGCTGGGCTTCGGTGTCAAAACCGTGGAACTGCGCCATCAGGGGAACCTGATACTCGGCGGCGATGCTCTCCCAATGAGCAACAATGTTATTGGTCTTGACATCGCCGAAAAGCTGGTCAATGGGGTCATTAGGATTGGTTACCTGAAAGGGAATGTCCAGCCACTCTTCGCGGGGGACAAGACCCATGATGTTATCCTCGAAACGAGCCATCTATTCCACCTCCTATCAGTTGAAGTCGGGGCGCGTGATTGCGGGCTCCGTCTTAAACGTGATCCCCTTCAGCGCGGTCTTAGCGTCAGCAACAGCGGCGGCAGGGAGCCGACCCTCGTAGACAACGCCAACAGTAACAATGGAACCGGGCATCGCGCCCGTGGACACATCCGTATCCTCGTACAGCAGACCCTTCGCGGTCGCGCCGTTGGCAGGGATCACAGCCCCGGCTGGAACGTACTTCGTGCCATCAGCGCGGGTGACAACCTGTGCATGGTTCGCCGCAATCTGAGCGGTCTCACGGACGCAATCAGCGGAAGCGAGGAACCAGCCAGCATGGAACGTTGTGTTGGTCTGATCATGCTGAATGAAGCTCATTTCTTACTCCTTCCCGGCATCAACCTTGATGCCTCGCATTTGTAGGTGTTTGGTGTAAAGCTCTCGCGCACGGCTCTCCCCGCCGTTGTTCTGGTTCGCCGGGGGATTTGCAACGCTCTGTTTGCGCTCCCTCTGCTGAACCTTGAAATCGCCCCACTCTTCACCGATTGACTTCTTCAGCCCGTCCAGATTCTCAAGGGTTCCGTCCTCGGCAAGTTTCATGTCAGCGAAATTGGTTGCCCTCATCACAACATCAATGCGCTTGTCATTGATATGCTCATCAGCCAGCAACCGTCTGTAAGCCGCTTTGACCTTGTCCATCTCGGCATCCTTGGCAATCTGCGCTTTGTAGTCCTCAAACGCTTTGTGTTCCTGTTCCCATTTGCCTTTGTAATCCTCGCCGTTGGCGATATCCGCAAGCTGTTTCTGGAGATCAGGGATTTTGTCCGCTTCAGCCCTGAGACTTTCAGCGTCCTTCTGCGCCTTGTCCCTCTGTGCCTTGAGAGCATCGGTGACATTAGTGTGTTCTTCGATGATCGCGCTGATCTGCTCATCAGTCAGGTTCATCGTTTTCAAAAAAGACCGGGTGAATGCCATGCGTTTTCCCTCCCGTTGCTTCGGCTCCAGTACCTCGGAGCGTTGGAGTGTGTAGAGCGGTACTTTGCTCTGCCTGTATTTTTGCTTATCATTGCGCTTGGGTCTATCGCACGATGGTGAAATGACTAATGCCAAAAGCTGAAAACTGGCAATAAAAAAAGGATGTGCTTTCGCACACCCTCAAATGCTTCTCAGCGTATCCTCCAGAATCGCTTTGTACTCGCTCCCGTGTCCCTCCACGGCTGGTCGGATGAACGGTTGCGCTCTCATGCGCCTTGTGCCTAACTCGACATACACCGAATATTCTACAGGTTTAAGCGGAGCTTTTTCATTGGTTGTCCCGTAGGTCATTGTCATGTCATCAACATCATACGTGATTGAACTCCTCATGTTACCAGTATCAACCGCCGCCAGATTTTGCGCAAGCTCCACGGCTTTTTCCCCCATGTATCCAAGCGCATCCACACACGCGCTCCTGATTTTTGCGTCCACCTCTGCCCGATATGACTTAAACGCCATCTTGCATCGCCTTCCTTCTCCGTTTGCGTTCCTGCTTAAGCCGTTGTTCTCTCCGCATCTGCCGTATCTGCGCCTTGATCGCGTCATCGCCCATTGTAGCGCGTTTCCAGTCATACCATTGTTCATAGGTCATGTACGGAATAATCGGCTTAACCCACCCGCCGTCACCTGTCGGGGTTCTCAGGTTTTCCTTCCTTCCCCCGTGCTTGTCGAACCGTGGGCGTACTGTTCGCATTGCGCATCGGCAATTGCACCTCAGATAAGCAGGGGCTGTCGGGTCGCGCGGGAACCATATTTCATCGCCCTCATACACGAACGGCTCATCCGGTGGAACCCTCTGCCCGTCAAGCACCCTGTGCGCGTCACGGGTTTTGAAGTCAAGGGTAGCGATCCACTCTTTCAGCGGCTCCAGCCCGTGGTCTGCTTCAACATCCGTCATGATGTCCTGCCCATGCCCCCACTCGCCAGACAGGAAGTCAAGCCCGAACGTGAGCAACCCATGATGACTGTCATCTGTGATCTTCCCGGATACCGTCCCTGCCAGATGGTCAATGGCAACCCCAAGCAGGATGCTTGCAATCAGCGTGGTCATGAGCTTGCTGTCATTCTTGCCGTTGTCCTTGCCCTCGTCAATCGTCTGGATCGGGAACAGGTCTGGATTCTCCTGCATCCACTCTTCGATTTCTTCCGGGGTCATGGCAAGAAGTCCCTCATCAAACCCGGTTGCCATCTCAGCTTCCCACGCTTCGTGGTTCATCCCGCCAGCAACCGCCGCAGGAATTTCCGCATTGATCGCATCAATAGCGTTTTTGTCCGCATCCGTCAGCACCCGCGCACAATCTTTCGTTGTGTCCCTCATGCCGATGCTGTTCATGAGGTTAATCGTTTCCTGCTGATACTGTGCCTTTGTAATGTCCCTCGCGGCATATCTCTCGGCAAGCTCGTTTGCGCGTTTCTCTCCGCGCTTCAGCGTCCCTTCAAGCCGTGCCTTGATATCCTTGTCCGCTTGCCTGTATGCTGGGCGAATCGCCTTGTCTATGCGTTTCCTTGCGCCCCTCAGAAACCCATCCATTCAGCCGCCCCCTTACTCGGTGGCTGTTTCGAATCTCTCCGCATTGCCAACAGCCCGAAGTTTAAGAATCTTGTCCACCTCATCCACCGTGATAAACGGCAGTTTCCTCAGGATCGTTGCATCATCCAGATACGATGCCGCCAGCATGATCATCTCCGTCTGCTCTTTCTCGTTTGCAATCCTGTTCCGCTCAAAAATCGGATAGTCCTCAATACCCAACAGGGCAAGAATCTGCTGAATAAACTGATTCGCCTGATACTCAAAATCGTCCGCTTCCAAGTCCATAGGCTGATACGCCGCCCGAATCTCCGTTGCGGTTTTCTGCCCACCCGTGAACGTGGTCACATCCAGCGCACCGAAATCACGGTACAGACTGTCCTTGATGCGGTTCAGACAGGCTTCCCGGCTGTTGTACGGGA